GTTATCAAGAGTTTGTAGAAGAATTTAAACCTTACAAAACTAAACTAAGAGAGTTTGTAAGTAATTATGATGTACTTGACAATACTAATTCTCGAACAACTGACTTTGATTTAAGCCCAGCATATAACGAAGCCACAGGGAAAATTGAATCAAGCACAGCACGTATATTAGATAATATTATTGTAAATGAAAACTTAGATAGTACTGTTAATCCAAGACAAAATTGGAAAAACAATATAGGCCAACAAATAACTGAAATTAAAATTGGCGATAGCGGCAGCGGCTGGACATTTGAACCAATTGTTAAAATACAAGGCGGTGGCGGCACAGGCGCAACAGCAAAGGCATATCTCGGTTATGGAAAAATAACTAAAATTGAAATTGTTACTCCTGGAAGTGGATATACAAGTGCTCCAACTGTTGTAATTGAAGGATCGCAAACCGACGATGGCACTCCTGCAAAGGCAACAGCAGTCTTAGGTGGCGGATTAGTAAGGTCAACTAAAGTTGCAATGAAGTTTGATCGTAACGCAGGTAGTTACACTTTTGATACCCTTGAAGAAACAGAAACACTAACAGGTACAGGTGCTAGATCGATATACGATTTAATATGGCCGATGGACCTTGACTTGAAGAAAGTTTCAGTTTTAGTTGACGGTGTATTACAATTACGTAGCAAATATACATATGAAAATTTTGAAGATACAACAAAAACGTATAATAGAGAAAGAGGCCGAATTAAATTTAATATTCCTCCTAAACTAAATTCTGTAATAACAGTAAATTATTCAAAACCTATAAGTTTATTAAGTGCTGAAGATAGAATTAAATTTGCATACCAACCGGGCGCAAATATGTTTGGTAAAGAGTTATCTCAGTTACTAGATGGTATTGATTATGGCGGAGTAGAAATACGCAGTTTTGACTTCTCAGGTCCAGCAGGTTGGGATACATCAGGTTGGTATACTGATAATTGGGACACTTTTGAAAATACATTTGAAGATGAAATTTTTGTATTAGATGGAAGTACAGTTGCTATTGAATTGTCAAAACCTTTAGAAAATACAATTGAGTACAATGTTTACAGAAACGGTATAAGAATTGATGCACCTGATTTTGTAGAAGGAACATCAGCTACTAATCCTAGTGCAACTTGCACTACTATTGTAGGTAACGGTGTACAAACTACAATATATCTTGACAATGATGGACTTAATTTAACAAATTTAGTTGATGGCGATGTAATTGCTGTAAGAAAATCTACAAGTGATGGAGCAATACAGTTAGATCCAACAAGTTATGATACACAAATTAACGGCGGAGATTTATTATATTCGTCGGCTACTGGTCTAAATGCTGAAGACATTGTTGTAGATGGTGACGGATTTGTTACGCCGACAACATCTAAAGGTCCAGAAGAACTTGTACCAGGACAAATACTTGATACTTTAGATATTAAAGTTTATACTAGAGATAGTGACGGGCAAGGACAAATCTTTAGCCAAAGCTATATTATGGATAGCACATTGACTTATAGTCTTGGCGTACTACCAAGCACTAGTGATGCAATATTTGTAAAATTAAACAATCAATTATTACCGAGCACAGATTATACAGTTAATTGGACAGACAAAACTATTACGTTTGCTAGTGCAACAGTAGGTGCTGAACTTAATATAGTAGCAGTGGCACAAGGAATACAAAGTATACTAGATTTTGGAACGTTAATTACTGACGGAACGTCAGAAGAATACACACTTCCTATCAAATATGTAGAAGGAATGCAAGTTTCTGTTACAGTTGACGGTACTCCTAAAACTGTAGATGTTTTAGAAACAGAAACAGTAGGATTATTTGCAGCTATTAGATTTGATGAGGTACAAGATGCAAATAAAACTATTCACTTTACAGCATTTGGTAATTCAGATACTGTAAATTATAGTCAAATTACTAAAGATACATTTACCGGTAACGGCACGTTAGCTGATTTTGAATTACTACAATCGCCGTTTTACTCAATTCCAACAGAACACAACTTAATTGTAAAAGTAAATAATACAATTTTAAAAGCAGGATACAATGTTGAATTTGTAATTCCGCAAGCAGGACAAAAAGAATTTGCTGTTGAAACATTCCAGCATCCGTCAGGAAGTCTTGAAGTTAATGATATTAAAGTATTCTTAAATGGAATTGAAAAAACTACACCAATTGACTGGAGATTTGAAATTTCAAATAGTAGTATTATATTTGCAGATGATGTAGGTGCACCGGGCGATGTTGTTGATATATTTGTAATTACTGATGGTGATTATAGAGTTACAGGCAACACAGTTACATTTGACACACCTCCTGCATTAGATGATACTATTGAAATATTCCAATTCTCTAATCACAATATAATTGACATTGATAGAATTAACTATGATGTTGTATCTAGAAAACTAATGTCTCCAGATGAATTAGATTATGTAAATTATATTAGATTAACAACTGGTGAAATTAGTTTACGCTCGCCTGCTCCTGATGCACAGTATGTTTGGGTATCTGTAAATAACGAATTGTTAACACCTAGTGTTGATTACTATGTTACTAATGACGGTATGAAAGTAAGATTAATTAGACAACCGTCAACTAATGATAAAATTGATGTTATACATTTTACTTCAACTGTAAGTAAGCCTAAATTTGCATTTAGACAGTTTAAAGATATGTTAAATAGAACACATTTTAAGCGTTTAGATGCACCAGCTACTAAATTAGCAAATCCGTTAAATTATTATGATTTAAGAATTGAAGTAGAAGATGCAAGTATGTTGTCAGAACCAAATAAGCCGCAAAATTTACCAGGCATTGTTTTTATTGACGGTGAACGTATTGAATATTTTGTAAAAGAAGGTAATACATTACGTCAATTGCGTAGAGGAACGTTAGGAACAGGTGTTAAAAACTTACATGCAGCAGGATCAAAGGTATTTGATCAAAATGTAAGTAAAACTGTTCCATACACAGATGCTACAATGACACATACGTTTAGAGAAGACGTTGACGGTGTGCAAACAACGTTTGCTATACCATTTACAGTTGATTCGGTTAATGAAGTTGAGGTATTTGTTGGCGGAATTAGACAAAGAAAAAATACGTTGGATGTGTTTAATCCAACAATAGCACTTGATAGTCCAGAAGGTGATGTTACACATTCGGTTGATTTTACTATTAGTGCAAATGCGTTAACACTTACTAATGCGCCTGCAGAAGGAACAGCAGTAACAGTAGTGAAAAAACAAGGAAAAAGCTGGACAGAGTCGGGTGTATCATTAGGTGATTCAGAAAATGCAATATCTAGATTCTTACGTGCCGGCACAACAGAGCTACCTGAATAAATACAGTATAGGAAAATTAAATGAGCGACAACATGAAAGATACAAACGGAGTAGTAGTGCAAGGACACATTAAAATACATGATCCTGAATCTAAAAAAGTTTACGTTGACAAACGTAATGCAATTCACTATGAAAATATGAGTATTGCACTTGCAGAAAGTCTAAGTAATTCGGGACAAGGATTTATTAATAAATTAAGCCTTGGCAACGGTGGCACAAGTGTTGATCCTACAGGTGTAATTACATATCTAACACCAAACAGTACAGGTACTAATGCAGGTTTGTATAATGAAACATATTCAAAGGTTGTCGACGATAGAAGTGTAAACAATACAGACCCTGCTAGAAATAAATTAGAAACTAGACATGTTGCTGGCACAAACTATACTGATATCATTGTAACTTGTTTACTTGATTATGGAGAACCAAACGGCCAAGATGCGTTTGACACAGCCGCAGCAAGCGATAGTCCTTATGTATTTGATGAATTAGGATTGCGTAGCTACAGCACAACCGGCGAAGGAAGATTAATAACCCATGTTGTTTTCCACCCAGTACAAAAAAGTTTGAACAGATTAGTTCAAATTGATTATACTGTTCGCATACAGAGCTTGGCAGGGTAAAGGGAGTATATAGATGCCATATACAGTAAATTACACTGACACAATTAACAAAGGTTCGATTATTGTTGAAGATAATACATTAAATGATGAAACAAGTTTAATGCTACCGGGCCGTAACACAACAGCATACGGTCAAGCAATTGCAGAAAACTTATTACACTTATTAGAAAACTTTGCAAGTCCTAATGCTCCGGCAAAACCTGTAGAAGGACAACTTTGGTATGACACTACACAAAACGTAGATCAACTAAAAGTTTATGACGGTACTAATTGGGTTGCTAGTGGCGGCCTTAAAAAAGCAAGTGCAGAACCAGCAGTTGCAAACTCAAATGCAGGAGACCTGTGGGTAAACACAGAAAGTCAGCAATTATATTTGTTTACCGGCAGTACTTGGGTACTAGTTGGACCAGACTTTAGTGACGGATTATTAACTGGCGCAGCAGCACAGTCTATAGTTGGTACAGACGATGTTACTTATAGTGTGTTATCAATTAAAGTAAAAGATAAGCCGGTTGCTATTGTTAGTAGTCAAGCATTTACACCTAAGACATCTATTACAGGATTTAGACAAGGAATACAACCAGGAATAAATCTTGCAAATGAAGCAATTGTAGGATTACAAACATTAAAGTTTTATGGTATTTCAGAAAAAGCAGAAAACTTAATTGTTGGCGGCGACATAATACCTGCAAGTAATTTCCTAAGAGGTAATGCAGCAAGTACAACAGACTTCCAATTAAGTATTAAAAACAACGATGGCATTAAAATTGGTACAGGCGGTCAACTAAGTTTAGGTATTGACGGTGAAACTGGCATTATACAACATAATACTAGCGGTTCAAGTATTGACTTTAGATTACGTGAAGGTAATTTAACACCTACTGTATTAAGTATTAATAGTTCAGGCAATATTGGTGTAAACACATCGGCGCCAGAAGAGGCATTTGATCTTAAAGGTAATGCTAAAATTTCTCCTAAAACAGGTGAACCGGGCACTGGAGTTTTAAGTGTTGTTAATCCTTTAAATTCAACATCAGTAGGAACTGGTAGTATTGTTACAACAGGTGGTGTAGGTGTTGCATTGAACGCCTATATCGGTGGCGATGTAGATATAGGTGGAATTCTATATACAGGAAACATTGTTCCTGATTCTCCAAGTGTTAGAAATATTGGTACTGTTAATAATAAGTATGACCAAATTTATGCTACTACATTCTATGGAAATATTCAAGGTAACGTAAGTGGTACAGTTTCAGGAAGAGCTGGCTCAGCAGATAGACTAGCAAGTGCAACAACCTTTGCAGTTGCTGGAGATGTAAATCCTACTAGTTTTGAATTTGATGGACAAACAGGCGGAAGTACAAAAACGTTTAATATAAGCATTGCAAATAGTTTTGTTAGTAATAAAGAAACAGTTTTTGAGGCAGAAAATGCAGACGAATTATTAATAAACAGAACTACTGGCGTTACAGGTGCATATAAAATATCTAAACGTAATTTCTTAAAAGATATTCCGTTAGTACCCCCAGGCGCAATCATGCCATACGGCGGTGAAGAAGCACCAGCAGGTTGGTTATTATGCGACGGCACAGAAGTTTTAAAATCAGACTATAATGAATTGTGGTTAGCAATACAATACAACTTTAAAGATCCGTCATTGTTAAACAACAACGGAGTTAGTTCTTTTGCACTTCCTGATTTAAGAGGTAGATTTGCAATGGGACTTGATAACATGGGCGGCCCAAGTGCTAATCGTGTTACAGATATTGCTGCAGATGCAATCGGCGGGAACGCAGGGACTGAATCTAAAACAATTACTACTAATAACTTACCAGAACACGAACACGATCTAGAAGGTGAATCAGGAACACAGTTTTATGGTATACGAGTTGGCGCAGGCGAACCTGTTGACGACAATGCTATTGAACTTCCAATAGAACCTGGACTAGGCGGAACACAAGGTATCGCTTCAAGCGGCGGCATAAAAACTGAATCGTCAGTTGGCGATCCACTTGATGTTATGAACCCGTTCTTAGCAGTGAATTATATAATTTATACGGGGCAATAATAAATGAGTTATCAACTAAACAAAACAAACGGAACATTACTTACAGATTTAATTGACGGACAGATTGATACAAATAGTACTAATCTTGTTTTAGTTGGTAGAAACTATAGTGGCTACGGTGAATACTTTAATGAAAACTTTATTAAGTTACTTGAAAATTTTAGTAATACTGCTGCACCGAGTAATCCGTTACAAGGCCAAACTTGGTGGGATAGTGCAGAATCAAGATTAAAAGTTTATGACGGTAATGCATGGAAATCGTCAGGCGGTCCTTTTGTAGATGATACAAGGCCTCAAATGGTTGCAGGAGATTTATGGATTGATAATGAAAACAACCAAATGCATGCCTACGACGGCTCCGACTTAATTTTAGTAGGTCCGTTATATACAAAAAACCAAGGAGTTAGTGGCTTTCAAATTGAAAGTATACTTGATACACAAAGTAGATCACGTACAGTTGCTAATCTATATATTGGCGGCACTTTATCAGCAGTAATTAGTAACATTCAATTTACGCCAATCTATGCACAAAGAATTACAGGACTTGTTACAGCAGATAACCCAGATGGGATAATTTATCCAGGATTTAATTTAATTGATCCTGGTAATTTTAAATGGAAAGGTACAGTAGAATCTGCAAATGCTCTAGTTACATCTAGCGGCCAAGTTAGAACAGCTGACTCGTTTTTACCTTCTACAACTGACGGAGTTACAGTTGGTACATTAACCATACAAAACTCAGGTGGATTAACAATTGGACTTGGACAAAACCATGTGCAAAAAGTTGTTGGGCCAAGATTTTATTTTGAAAATCAGCTAACTGACCACGATATTAGTATGCGTGTAAAATCAACAGCATTTGGTTCTGTTAGTGTTGATGCAATATATGTAGATGCAAGTACAGCTAGAGTAGGTATTTTCAATAGAACAGATGCTGGCGATTTTAGACTACCTGAATATACATTTGATATTCAAGGTGATTTAAGAGTTACAGGTAATATGGTAATTGAAGGCGATACAACAAGTGTTGATGTTGCTACATTACGAGTAGAAGATAAAAACATTGAAATTGCTAAGACAGCAGACGGAACAACACTAACAGGTGCTAATGCTAACAATGCCGGCTTTGTATTAGATACAAGTGATGCAGGTCAAAAATTATGGACATGGCAAACAACAGCAAATGCATGGACATCTAATGTTAATATTGATGTTAGCGATACAACTAAAGCATACAAAATCGGCGGCGTAGATAAACTTACAGATGATACACTTGTAAATGTTACAAAAGCACTAGATTTAGACCAAATTGGTACACTTACAGTATTACAAGTTGATGAAATTAATATTAATAGTAAAACTATTAGCTCAACTAACGATATGATCTTAGCATCAACGTCAGGAATTGCTATAACAGCATCCGGCGACATTAATATTACTGACAGTCAAAAAATTACTGGTATGGCTGACCCAACTGCTGCACAAGATGCTGCAACAAAAAATTATGTAGATACACAAATATCTACTGAAGTAATAGCATTTAGTATGGACATTACTGGTTTAGGCGTAGGAACAATATTAGAAAACAATGTTGCTGCTTATCTAGGAGATTTATACCCTGCTAATGCAAATAATAACGGAAAAGTTGCTCGCATACATACAACATCATATGCAGGAGCAACGGTAGAAGGGGTTGATGTAGAATCAGCAAAGAATATTTCATTTATTCCTGTTGATTCTAATGGAACACAAAATGAATCAGTTGTACAAAGTGTTACATTTGCTGCTGAAGGTGCTAGTGGTACAGTTATTCTGTCACCAGCTAGAGCATTAATGCAGTATATATCAAATGGAACAGCTTGGGTAATTGACCAGCCGACATCCAACTATCCGTAAAAACGATAAATAATATAATAGCACTATTAGGGGTTACACAAGAATGGCTTATTCAATTGATAGATATAACAATACACTGTTAACAACAGTAGAGGACGGCACAGTTGATCAAACAACTGACCTTAAATTCATAGGTAAGAACTATGCAGGATATGGTGAAATTCAAAATGAAAATTTCCTATTTTTGCTAGAAAACTTTAGCGGAGCTAATCAACCAGCAAGACCATTAAGCGGTCAAGTTTGGTTTGATAGCGGTTCAAGTAAATTAAAGTTCTTTGACGGAACAAAATGGCGTACAACTGGAGGCGCTGAAATTGGCGCAACAGAACCTACAGGATTAGCAACAGGCGATTTTTGGTGGGATAGTGCAAATGATCAACTTTACGTCTTTAATGGTGTAAGTTTTATTTTAATTGGTCCACAAAACGCAGGCGAAGGTGTAACCCAAATGCAAAGCCGAGAAGTTGTGGATGCTCAAGGCGGAACAAAAAGTATTATTACTGCTACAATTGAAGATGAAATTATATTCGTTATTAGCCCGCATGAGTTTGATTTAAACTCAAGTGAAACTGTTGTAAAAGGACAAGGCTATGATAGATTAAGAAAAGGTATTACACTAAAAAATACTAAAACAGCAACAGGTGGAGTTACAAGTACAGATCATTATTTCTGGGGTACAGCATCAAACGCATTAAAATTAGGCGGCATTGATGCAAGTAACTTTATTCAAACTTCAGATGGAAACATTCAGTTTACACAAGGTTTAGAATTACCAGATGCAGGTTTATTAGTCGGCGATTCAAATGATTTACATATCAAAATTGATGATAACGGTTATGACGGCGTTATTCAAAATGTAACTAACAATAGTAGCATTAAATTTAAAGTTACTACATCCGGCGGAACACTTACACACGTAGCAACAATAAACGATAGTACAGTAGTACCAGCAGCGGATAATACATTTTCATTAGGATCAGCAAGTTTAGGCTGGTCAAATGTTTATGCAGCAAATTTTACAGGCGAAGCATCAACTGCTACTGCACTGAGAGTAGGAAGTGAATTCCGCACTTCGAGTGTTAGTGCATCAAATAATACAGTTGCAGTTAGAGATGCTACAGGAAACATTGCAGCAAACTTATTCCAAGGTACAGCAACTACAGCACGTTATGCTGACTTGGCAGAAAAATATTCTACAGCAGAAGAACTTGCTCCTGGCACAGTAGTTTGTGTTGGCAGAGGCGAGGCAGAAGTACAACCAGTTAATTCAGGTTGCATAGCAATTGGTGTAGTTTCAACTGATCCTGCACTAATGATGAATAGCGATGCAGATGGCCAGTACATTGGCTTAAAAGGCCGACTACCAGTACGTGTTGTTGGTTCTGTAAATAAGGGCGATGCAGTATATGTCAACGATAACGGATGTGCAGGGACTGCAATAAACGGCGGTTCGTTAGTAGGTATTGCCTTAGAAGGTAGCAGCGACGAGGGTGAAAAGCTAATTGAATGTGTACTCAAAGTATAAGGAACAATAAAAATGGCCGTCGGCGACACTATTACAGCAGCAAGAATTAACAACTTACAATCTCGTATAGAACTTATTTTAGGAGCCGGCTCCGGACAAAATGGATACGGACAATCATTATCGAGTGCGCAAGTGGCAAATGATACAACCGCAACAGCAAATGACTTAAACGCTATATATACAGACATTCTTAAAGCTAGAGTACACCAAGTAGGTCCGGGAGACTTGTCAATAGCACAAGTTGTACAAAATTTAAACGTAATTGCCGAAGATGAAAGTTTTTTTGTAGATGATGATGGTGTAACCTCGGCAGATCCAGATGGTGCTAAAAAAGGTTTAGCAGACTTTGAATCACTTATGTCAACCGTTGAAAGCGACAAAGCACTAGTTGATTCAAGTCAAGCAACATTAGAAACAGGTATTAGTTCAGTTAGATCGTCAACATGGAACGGTTTAATTTATCATGAGTTTATTGCTACATTTAGCAGTGCTGATGAAAGACGTTATTTCTTTAATACAGGCGGTGAAATACGAATTTCATCAGCAAACACTAGTGCAGGAACTCCTAAAGGATTAGATTGGTCAGCGTTATGTACAAGTACAGGTACTATTAGATTTGGTTCAAATACTACATCGTCGACAACCGGTGGCGGAACGTCAGTTGGTAACTTTGATTTAACTAGTAATTATCAAAATGTTTACAACAAAGTTGGTTCAGGAACAGGTTCAGGAATATATGCAGCTAATACATATACTGTTAAAGTAAGATCAGACATCGACACACGTATTATTTTTAGAATTGAATTTAATGATTTAGCAGTAGACAATGTAATTGATAATAACGTAGACGGAATTTTACGTAGCACAATTCAGCATTACAGAGCAACAGGTGATGTTGCTGTTGCTGCTCCAACATATTTTAATAGTGTTACACTTTCATAACATTATCTCTGTTGTAATTTCTAACTAAATACTAAAAATGAGAGATAATGCATGCCAACAGTTGTACAAGCCAGTAGATATAATAATTTAAGAGCGCGGGTAAACACCGTTCTTGGGGCTTCTACGATATCTGCTCCTCAATTTGGTTACGGACAAGGCACTACATCAAATTCAGTAATTGGAACAGCAGCAGTTACTGACCCAGTTGATGCTGACAAAATTCAAGCACAAGACTACGAAGATTTGTATGTTGATATTGTACGTGCTAGATACCATCAAGTAGGATCTGCTTATTCTATTGATGATTTTGTTATAGGAGATTACGAAGCTAATCCTGCAACTGCTGACAAAATTGAAGAAGCATATATTACCGGATTAGAAAATTTAGCAACAAATCTTGAAACTGATAAATTTTTAGTTGATACTTCTCAACTAGCAATTACAGGATTTGTAGATGCTAATGGTAATGACATGGCAAGTACACGAGATGGAATTTCAGGACCGTGGCAAGGATCAATTAGTCATATTTTTACAGTAGAATTTGCCAATGCCGCAGCAAGGCGACATTTTTTTAACTCAGGCGGACAAATAAGATGTCAAGCAAGCGTTGAATATACAGGCAGTCAAGCAAAAACAGTTGATTGGCAAACAATTCTAAATAATATGGGGCAAATTTCATTTGCTGCAAATTCAACATATAGCAATTCTGGTGTAGGAACAGGATATCCTGTAGGAAATTACCAATTAAATAGCGCATATAGGCTTTGCTACTCCAAAAGCGGCGGCGCATTATATGCTAGAAATGATTATGAAATATATGTTAGAGAAATAAGCCAAAACGTAATACAATTTAAAGTAACATTTGTTGATGGACAGCCCAACGATCCTACATACGGTATTGATGAAAGTGTTTTAGGCGATTTTGAAAGTACAATATTGCTTGCTGCACCTACTGGTTCAGTAAACATCAATGGAACAGTATACGATACTGTTGTTTACCAAGAAGCATTGCCAACCGGCGCAACTATTTCTCCTTTATAGTCACTATTAGCTTGACAACTCCAAAAAACTGTTATATACTAATATAATATCATTAGGAGTATTACTATGGACGAACGTCTTGAAAAAGCATTAGATTTTTCAAATTACATGATCACACTAAACAACCAAAAAAGATTACTTCGAGAAAAATTTGAAGAAGGGTTGCTGTACTTTTATGCTGGATCTCAATTTACAATTACTAAAGAATTAATTAATTTTTGTAAAGCAATGGACGATGCAGACCAAGATAGTATAGTACTAATTGACGACCATGGCAATCCTGCATTAATTGAAAATATTGAAGACTTTTACGGAAAAATACTTGCGCAATATTTTGAAACAGCCAATTCCTATCATGCAAGGTATATTTCATTAAAGAAAAATAGAAGTGTAGAAAAGTTAGTTGAATATGAGCAAGAGTAAAGGTGTTTTTCTTTTTGCTAAAAACAATGGTCAACTAGATTATGTAAAACAGGCAGTTTTTCTAGCAAAAAGAATTAAAAAATATTTAAATGTTCCTGTTTCTCTTGCAACAGATAGTCCTGTATATTTAGAAGAAACGTATGGTACTGATGATTTTGATAAGGTTATAAAATTAGATTATACTGATGAACGTAATCTACGCTACTTCTATGACGGTGCAATGTCAAAAAAGAAGGGCGGATTTAAAAATGCAAATCGTGCAAGTGCATATGAATTATCTCCGTATGATGAAACACTACTATTAGATACTGATTACATTATATCTAATAATTTACTAGCATCAGTATTTGAATCTGATGCAGACTTTATGATATACAAAAAATCAAGTGATATTTCTCAAGCTAGAAATGAAGA